AACGACTTGCGGGGATCGGTAGACGGCTGGGATTTTAAGCAATATGTTCTTGGTACGTTATTTTATCGATTTATCTCAGAGAACCTCACAAATTATATCAATGCCGAAGAGCGACGTACTGGTGCCAAAGACTTTAACTACGCTAATTTAAGTGACGATGCTGCAGAGTTTGGTCGTGCCGATACCGTCAAAGAAAAAGGCTTTTACATCCTACCAAGCGAACTGTTCGAGAACGTCCGCAAGCGAGCCAAGAATGAAGAGAACCTCAACGAAATCTTATCTGGAGTTTTTCGTAATATAGAAAATTCAGCCAAGGGCGCAGATAGTGAAGATGATATCAGGGGTCTATTTGACGACCTTGACGTAAATAGTAACAAACTAGGGCAAACGGTAGCCAAGCGTAATCAGAGACTTGTTAAGCTCCTTGATGCTATTGGTGACCTTGAAATTGGTCGCTACGAAGATAATACAATTGATGTCTTCGGAGATACCTACGAGTTCTTGATGACTATGTACGCATCATCAGCAGGCAAGTCTGGTGGTGAATTCTACACGCCACAAGAAGTTAGCGAGCTACTTGCTCTGATAACTACTCTGGATAAAGAGACAGTAGATAGGGTATATGATCCTGCTGCAGGTTCAGGTTCGTTATTGTTAAAATTCGCCAAAATACTAGGCAAGGATAATGTTCGCCAAGGTTTTTACGGTCAAGAAATTAATCTAACTACATATAATCTTGCTCGCATAAATATGTTCCTGCATGATATTAACTTTGAGAAGTTTAACATTGCCCACGGCGATACATTATTAGACCCACAACACTGGGATGAGGAACCGTTTGATGCTATCGTATCCAATCCTCCATATTCCTTGGATTGGGAGGGGGATGCCAATCCGTTACTTATTAATGATCCTCGTTTTAGCCCTGCTGGCGTGTTGGCACCAAAATCAAATGCTGATTGGGCATTTAACATGCATATACTTTCTTGGTTATCTACTTCAGGTACCGCAGCGGTAGTTTGTTTTCCTGGTATCTTTTATCGTTCACACGCAGAGCAAAAGATACGCAAATACTTCGTAGATAATAATTACATCGATGCTATTATTTCACTGCCGCAAGGATTATTCTTTGGTGCCAGTATAGCAGTTTATATTATGGTTATTAAGAAATCTAAGTCTGATAATAAGGTTCTATTCATTAACGCCGACAATGAATATGTGACAACCAGAGATAGAATGAAAAACAGCAAGAAGACTAAAGACTTGTCGGCTGAAAATATTGAGAACATTTTAAAGATATATAAAGATCGTAAAGATGTAGAGCACGTTGCGAGATTGGTTGATTACGATGATATAGTCGCCAAAGACTATAATTTGTCGGTTGGGGGTTATGTAGAGACCGAAGATACGACTGAAGTTGTCAATATAACCGAGTTGAATGCAAACATAGCAAACATAGTTGCGAAACAGTCTGATCTTCGTTCACAAATTGATATGATTGTGTCAGAAATAGAAGGCTCATCAGATGCGTAGACTAGAAGAGTTAATTTCTGAAATGTGTCCAGCTGGCGTTAAGTATGTAAAGTTAGGGGAGCTGCTTGCGTATGAGCAACCAGGAAAATACATTGTTAACTCAACAGAGTATAATGATGAATACCAAACCCCTGTATTAACAGCAGGTAAGAGTTTTATACTCGGTTACACTAATGAAAAGGATGGGGTATATCCTGCATCTAAGCTAAAGCCAGTTATCATATTCGATGATTTTACTACATCTAATCACTGGGTTGATTTCCCTTTTAAAGTTAAGTCTAGTGCAATGAAACTACTAACACCAAGATCAAGCAGTGTAAATTTTCGTTTTGTGTATTTTGCAATCAAATGTATCAGCTATAGGCCTAGTGACCATGCTCGACATTGGATATCTAAATACGCAGAGTTCAAGATTCCACTTCCTCCGATTGAAATCCAAAATGAGATTGTGAGTATTCTTGATAAGTTTACACAATTAGAAGCGGAGCTGTCAGCGGAGCTGTCAGCGGAGCTGTCAGCAAGACGAAAGCAGTACGAGTATTACCGTGACTATTTATTTAGTGATGACGATCGGGATGTGCAGTGGAGGCCATTATCGCTTATTGCTAAAAAAATCTATTCAGGGGGCACGCCTAAAACAGGGAGCTCAGAGTTTTGGGATAACGGAACAATACCCTGGATGAGTTCTGGAGAGGTAAACCTGGGAACTGTACATGCTACAGAGAAGTTTATTACTGAAACGGCTTTAAAAAATAGCAGCGCGAAATTGGTGCCGAAGAATTCTGTAGTCATTGCCTTGGCAGGGCAAGGCAAGACGCGAGGTACTGTTGCTAGAACAAGAATAGACCTAACAACAAATCAGTCTCTGGCATCACTTGTGTTTGAAGAAGATACCGTCAACCCTGATTACGTATTTCATTTCCTCAGATCTCAATACCAAAGGTTAAGAAGAATTTCATCTGGAGACGGAAATCGCGGTGGGCTAAATCTCAAAATGATCTCAAGTTTTGAGGTGCCTATCGTATCGCTTTCTGAGCAGAATAAAATAGTCTCTATCCTAGATCGTTTTGATACGTTAATAAGTGACATGGAGGTGGGGTTGCCCGCCGAAATTACTGCCCGCCGTCAGCAATACGAATACTACCGAACAAAGCTACTTACATTTCAGGAGGTACCAGCATGAACAAGTTCAGTATGGTGGCCAAGAATATCAACAGTACAGTCGTAGGTGAGTTTACACCCGCCAAGACTCGCGCCACTAACTATCAGAGTGAAGCTGATCTTGAACAGGCCTTTATCAAGTTGCTTGAATCTCAAGCATATAAATTCCTTGCAATCAAAAGCGAAGCCGATCTTGTCAGGAACCTTCGCAATCAACTTGAGAAGCTCAATGATTACGAGTTCAGCAATACTGAATGGGATCAGTTCTTTAACGCTAAGCTTGCAAATAAAAATGAAGGCATCGAGGAAAAGACAGCCAAGATCCAAGAAGATCACGTTCAGTTGCTGACGCGTGATAATGGCGAAGTAAAGAACATCTACTTAATAGATAAAACCAATATTCATAACAATAGTATCCAAGTAATCAACCAGTATGAAACCGAGGGTAATCACGCCAATCGCTATGATGTAACCGTTCTAGTAAACGGGTTGCCGTTAGTGCACATTGAGTTAAAGCGTCGTGGTATCGCACTCCAAGAAGCGTTTAATCAGATTAATCGATATCAACGAGACAGTTTTTGGGCAGATAGCGGCTTGTACGAATACATTCAGTTGTTTGTGATTAGCAATGGAACGTATACGAAGTATTACAGCAACACTAATCGATCTCAGCACATTAAAGAGGCCAGCGAGAGTCGAACTAAACGCACCAAGAAGACAAGTAATAGTTTTGAGTTCACGAGCTGGTGGGCTGATGCAAGCAATAAGCCCATCTTTGACCTCATGGACTTTGGCAAAACGTTCTTTGCAAAACACGCTATACTCAACATCCTCACAAAATATTGTGTGTTCACAAGTGATCGATTATTGCTTGTTATGCGCCCATACCAGATTGTTGCCACAGAGCGCATCTTAAGCCGCATTGAGGTATCTACTAACTATAAGAAGCTAGGCTCTGTAGAAGCAGGTGGTTATGTTTGGCACACAACAGGCTCGGGTAAAACACTTACGAGCTTCAAGACGGCACAGCTTGCTAGTAAATTATCTTATGTAGATAAGGTGCTATTTGTAGTTGACCGCAAAGACCTTGATTACCAAACTATGAAGGAATACGACAAGTTTGAGAAAGGCGCTGCTAATAGCAACACCAGCACTTCTAAACTAACCAAGCAGCTTGAAGATCCAAATGCTCGGATCATCATCACTACCATACAAAAGCTCGATATGTTTGTGAAAAAGAACCAAGGGCATAAATTGTTTGATGGCCATATCGTGATTATTTTTGACGAGTGTCATCGATCGCAATTTGGTGACATGCATCATGCCATTACGAGTAGCTTCAAGAAGTATCATATCTTTGGTTTTACCGGCACGCCAATCTTTGCCAAAAATGCATCAGTTGGTGGTAGGGCAGATCTCAAAACAACCGAGCAAGCTTTTGGCGAAAAACTTCATACCTACACAATTGTAGATGCAATTACCGATAAGAATGTCTTGCCCTTTCGTATTGACTATATCCGAACTATAAAAGAAGCAGATAACGTCAGCGATTCCAAAGTTCGTGACATTGACCGTGAAAAAGCATTAGCTGCGCCAGAGCGTATTTCAAATGTTACTCAGTACATACGTGAGCACTTTGACCAAAAAACTAAACGCAACAGCAAGCCTTATGCATTCACTAGACTTGCCAATGTTCATGAAGCTGCATCGGCTCGTGATCGAGGAGCTATTGAAGAGATAAAGGACAAAATTCGCTTAAGTGGGTTTAATTCAATCTTTGCCGTAAGTTCCATTGAAGTAGCGAAACTGTACTACGTTGAGTTTAAGAAACAACAGGCTGACGTGCCTGAACTTGCACGGCTTAAGATCGCAACTATATTTAGCTATGGGGCTAACGATCCAGACAGTGAGCTTGATGGAGTGGAGGATGAGAATTCCGAGAATACTGAAGGCTTAGACAAAACCTCGCGTGATTTTCTTGAAGTAGCTATCAAGGACTACAATAATATGTTTGGCACGAATTATGATACGTCGTCAGATAAGTTCCAAAGCTATTACAAAGATGTTAGCCTACGGATGAAGAATCGTGAGATTGACCTACTTATCGTCGTTAATATGTTCTTAACGGGCTTTGATGCGACTACGCTTAATACATTATGGGTAGATAAAAACTTGCGCATGCATGGTTTGCTACAGGCATACTCGCGCACCAATCGCATTCTCAACTCAATTAAGACTTTTGGCAATATCGTCACTTTCCGTAATTTAGAAAAGGCAACTAATGATTCAATTTCGCTCTTTGGCGATAAAGAGGCAAGCGGAATTGTGCTGCTTAAGTCGTTTGCTGAGTACTACGAAGGATATGAAAAAGAAGACAAGCCAGTGCGAGGTTACGTGGAGCTTGTTAGCGAGCTCATGGCTAAGTTCCCAGTGGGGCAACCAATTATTGGTGAACAGAACATTAAGGAATTCATCAAGCTCTACGGAGCGATCCTAAAGGTTCGAAACATTCTTTCGACCTTTGATGATTTTGTCGGGAAAGAAATTCTCACTGAGCGCGACGTCCAAGATTACCACAGCATGTATATTAACTTTTATGATGATTTCAGGAAAGTTAGCGAGGGCGATAAAGAAAATATCAACGACGATATAGTCTTTGAAATGGAGCTCATCAAGCAGGTCGAGATTAATATCGATTACATCCTTGAGCTTATCCGTAAATATCATGCCAGCAACCAGCAGGACAAAGAATTGCTCGTTGATATTAACAAAGCTATTGATTCAAGCATCGAACTTCGTAACAAGAAAGAGCTGATTGAGCAGTTCATAAGTAGTATTAATGCTGATTCGTCAGTAGACAGTGATTGGCAGACCTTTGTTAACTCTAAAAAGATTGAGGAGCTTGACGGTATTATAGCCGAAGAAGGTCTTGATCGTGACGAAACTTACCGCTTTATCGAAAGCGCCTTCCGCGACGGTGGAGTGCAGTCGAGTGGGACAGCCATCACCAAGATCATGCCGCCTGTGTCACGATTTAGTCCTGATCAGAGTCGCGGAAAGAAACGCGAGACAGTATTGGACAAGCTGGTATCTTTCTTCGATAAGTTCTTCGATATATCAAATGGTCGCATAAGAGATTAAGAACCATGAAAAGATTTGTTAATTTCTGCCTCTCGACATACCCGATGAGGCAGATTACATTTATAACGCTTATTCTTGCCTCTATACTAATTCTCTACGTGCTATTCAGTATAGATGCTGGCCAGCTCGGCATATATTTGCCCAGCTTATTATCTGGGTTCGTTGCTGGCCAGCATGAACTCGAGTTTATTACTGATGTATCGACGTTCTTTGGACTTGTCTTAGGCATCGCCATTCCATTTGGTATTGAGGTTGTTCAGTCTGTTTCAAGAAATTTCTCGAACTCTAAGACTCTAAGATCACGCTTTAGAGATGAATGGCAGATGATTGTACTCGTGCCATTCTATATAGCCACGCTATTGATTGCCATCTCTTCAAGAATGTTTATAAATGATACCCATCCAGACTTGGAGCGCGCCGTAGCCTTCACCTTGCTGGCATGTCTATTTGTGGGTATCTTGGTATTCGCTCGGTATATAAATCGGTTATATATCTACACATTGGATCACCGGAGACTTAAAAGCGAAATTGAGGCTGATTTAATGAGCATGGTCGGAGTTAACAAGTCAAAGTTCTCTGATTATGTGGAAGGTCTTGGCGACATGGCAGTATCCGAGGTAAAAAACAATGATAGCAAAGCAGTACTTACTGAATCTTTACCGTTTCTAGAAAAGCTCGTTGAACAGATTGTGCCAAAAGGTGATCTAGAAAATGCGGAAAAGTTTTTGCTTAATGATGAGTTCTGGGAGATGTACAAACGGGGTAAGGTTGCAAAAACTGAATCTGAAAAAGCAGAGGAAGACTCAGAGCTTGAAGATCCAAAGTATGTAGACTGGACAGAAGAAGCAAAAATGAGGTTATTCTTTGATCCTGAGAAATATGTATCATCGTATTCAAATATTCTTCAACAAATAGAACGAATATACCGTCAATCTATTAGCAATAAGAATGAGGACTTAGCTCGGAATGCCGTTTACTCATTCACCAGAATTCTTAAATATCTAACATCAGAGCCAGGTCGTGATCTGTATGTAGAGATGTTGTTAAAAAAGACAGTAATTATGTTACGAGATGCGGCTAAGTTCGAAACTGTATCTAAATACGCCTTGTCTACCGATTGGTACACCTCTACTGTGTTTGATAAGTACGGTGACTATCAATTTGACATCAGCTACCTGGGGATTCTTAATAAGTATCTTTACATGAATCTTAAGTTTTTTGTGAATGAGAATCATAGCAAATTGTTTGAATCTTTTATTGGGCATTTAGTAGATGGAGGTATGGGGTTCCAATCGTTCGATAGGATATGGGACTTGAGCAACCTCCCCCTAAGAACAGGCAATCAGTACACTACTCAGTATGATGAAGTTCACAGAATGACTGTAGAGATTCAGGAAGCTAGGAATCAAATTGAGAAGAAAGAAGAGCTAGAAGAGTGGATAAAACGCTTAGACGCTTTACTTGAGCTAGTGCTTCGTTCTTTATCAAAGAAGGTAGACAAAAATGAAGCACAAAAGATATACAGGAAAGCCAAATCAGATACCATTGAGCTCTATAAGAGTAATAACATGATCGGGCAGATATTCTCGCTTAATGTATATTGTTTCTTCAAAAAGAGATATGAGTTAGCAAAGAAAGTCATAGATTATAAACAGCCTGACGATTCTGACGCGAGTTGGGGTGGAAATGATGTACAGCCCAGCACACCCAATGATATCGTTGCGTTTTTTTACCGTAAAGGCTATTACGACCGCAGTGAGCACTTCTTTGAGGGCCATCATGGAAGCCGAATCTACACGCATGAGTACTTTTTAGTGCTATTGCTATGTGCCCTTAAGCGAACGGGGTCAACTAGCGTCTCCGTATCTGGCATAAAGAGTGCGTACAGACTAAGCGACATTACGTATACACACGATCATTTAGTGTTGACGGTCAATCAACGCCTGAGATCAAACAAAGAGCTAATGAGGGTATTTGATTTTAGCGAAGAAGATATTGATAACGTGCTTCTCCCTGCAATCGAATCAATAAAAAACCAAGCAGAAGCTTTGCTGCAGTCTCTTGAGCGATCTAATTCAATAGACTCTAAGAAAGTCGAAGAGTTTAAGCGTGAAGTTCTCGAAAGCTATAAAGAGGATGTAGTGATACGACCATTATTCGAGCACTTTAACAAAACCGTCACGGATGATAGGTATATCAACAGTAATAATCCGCCACGATTCGGGATATACAGGGTTGATCAAAAAGCGCCGTTCTTTAAAGAATGGAATGTGTCGTATGGTCGGCACGGAGAGTCATATGGATCTAGCTTGGCACCCGCTGAAAATCTACATATGTATGGTGAGCTTAAGAGTAATGTGGTAGAAACGTTTAACGATGCATCAAAGGCGCTTGAATTGTGCGATTTACAAACAACCGTGCTACTTATGCCGAGCAAGAGCTTATATAAATATGAAGATGATCCTGCTTTTGTCCCTAAATGGAAAGCGCAAAAATCAATGGGATTGATTGAAGAAATAAATGGTTATGGTGGCTACTATGAGTATGAGAAGTCGATAATTCCAGTTTTCGAGATTGGTTACCCATCTGAAGAAAGAGATGAGTTCATGGTGGTTGATTTTTCTAAAGCAGGAAAGCTCAAAAACCTTAATCCTGCAGGAAAAGAGACCAAGGAGGGGGACACACTGGAGAATTTGTCAATTAGCGTTCAGGCATTTATGGACAATGATGAACTTATGAACGAGTATATAAGTGAACCACCCAAGTGGCTTACGAGCGTATCGGCAAGCCAGGAAGAACAAAGACTGTATCTTATGAAGCGCGTAGCAATTAGGGTATTCACTCGGTACAAAATAACAAAACAGGCTAAGAGCAGAATATACTTAGTGCTAATGAAATAGTATAGATATGAGGATTGAAACAATAAACGAAAAATACTTCGGGGATAAAAAGACCCATCGTTACTTATTGGATGTATATCGAGAGTGTGTAGAAAAATTAATCACTGTTAATGTGCTGATTGAAGTGTGGGCTGGGACAAAAGGAGCACATGAGCACACCAAAGGCAGAAATTGCAGTGCTTGCACTGTGTTCTATCAAGTATGCTTCTCTTGTATTGATTCGCTTTTCTTGCATCTTCGTATGCTTTTTTCAAGAGAAGAATATGGTCTTGCGGATTCATTCTTAAATGAGGTAAAAGAGCTCAGCGTCGACGATTTCAAGTCGTACTACAAGACTAAATATGAGCATGAGGTAAGCGAAGCAGAGCAAAAAACTATTGAGCCGCTGTTTGCCTTAGCCAGAGACAGCTTACTAAAAATCTCAAGCTTGTATTTTAAACGCGTAGAGCCATATCAGGCATTTGTATTCCATCAACCCGAAGGAGGAGAATACTATAACGTTACGATTAAGCGGCAAAAGGGCGAAGGGATCAATTACGTAACCCATGTTAAAAAAGGGAAGTTTAAAAGAGATCTACAGGCTGCAAAAGAAATGTTAGATCTGGCAGCAGAAGTAATCCATTTATACTTAAAGTTTTCCAGTAAGTATTACCACACCTTGGACATATACCCACGGACTTACGTTAAAGAGATTGTCGCTCTGCTCGGCGTAGAACAAGTCGGTAAAGAGGCTATAGATGATATTGCAATTAACGCAACTATACACTCTAAGCAAATGGTACACGTGCTTGAGTGTAGCGGTGGGTTGAAGAGCCATAATGGGCTAGAGGTTGCAAAGATAAAGTCCGCACAAAGAGCTAGTTGCGAATAGTGACTCGTGTCTTTAGAGACGAGTCGAGTGCTTTTTGATATGATTACCACATGAAGATTGATGATTTAGTCCGCACAGTTGGTGAACATGACATGCTTTGGCGGCTTTTCAGACCAGTAGGAGCTGGTAGGGAATACTGTGTGCTTTGGCTGCAAGGGTGGTCTAGTTCTATGGAGTCGCACCGTGAGGGCGTAGAACGTATGGCCAAAGCCACCAAAATGACGTTTGCAACCTTGGATCCTTCAGGACACGGAACACATAAGTTGCCACTTGATGAATCGAATCGCCGACAGCAGCTTAATGAAGTTGTGGCTGTATACGACGAGCTTAAAAACTTCGGCTACAAGAACATTATAGTAATTGGCGGTAGCTTCGGTGGCTATTTAGCGGCACTCTTAACTGGTGTTCGAGACGTGCACACGGCCGTCCTTCGTGCGCCAGCAGTTTATGCAGATGATGAGCTAGATACGGTTCATAAGCAGACCCGAAAGTGGAAAAATCCCGACAGAGATCAGCAGGACAAAGCCAATGATCCTTACATCAAAGACAATGAAGCGGTTCGCTCGATTGCAAACTTTGATGGTTTTACCTATGTACTTGAACATGAACTAGATGAGCAAGTGCCCCGAATCATGCCGATGACATATTTCGAGAATGCTAAACGTGGTAACTACATTATTATTCCCAACACGCCACATTCGCCAAAGGCTATGAAGAATAAAGAAGTACACTTTGCCTACATTGAGCATATTGTAACTTCGATTATCGAGGCTGTTAGACTACAGGGGAAGTTGTGATTGCGCGCTAAGCGGATTTCTCTTTATCAATAATGTCCAGCAAGTTTGGATTATCTTTTCTAAGAATCAAGTATGGTCCATTGGGGATTTGACGAGCGGTTATCTTGCCTCTGCGAATCAATTTACGTATGGCCTGGATATGCATATCTACTTTCATGGACAGGTCAGAGTCAGTTACATACTTTTCATTATCCCAGTCTCTGCATAATGAGCCGGGAATCTTCTTTTTGTTCACAGCATCCTGACAATTCATGCACTTAAAGCCCCATTTGTCGTACCAGCCACTGCCCTCGTACACACTACGACCACACAGAGAACAATTTCTGCCACTGCCCTCAAGAGTAAAACCTTTGGACTCCTTCACGAGTCTTTGTTTGCGCTGACGTTCTTCTTGGTCTATTTCAACTAAGGTGCCAACTAAACTAACAAGGTTGGTAGCAGCGGCCTTATACTCCGCCTCAGTTTTGTAATGAATACCTTGTTTTTCGCATAGATCCTTGAAGTCCTTAAGTGATTTGTCTGATATGTTATGAACTCGCATCATTACGCTCCTTTTGCTTCTTTTCTTGATATATATCGTAGATCAGCTCAGCCATGGCCATAGCATCTGCTTCTCTAAGCTCTTGCGCGGATTGTTTTGGCTCGTATGCCATATAACACCTCCTTTATCCAATAATAATGAGACACTTCTGAATATAGCGCTTTCGTGTCTCATTTGTCTCATTTTTTACCCCATATCTCCTTTGAAGAGTTCGTGACCTGTATGGGGAGCCAAAAATTTTGCAACAGAGGTAGACCTGGTTCCTAGACCAGGTCTTTCTTTTTTTGTAAAGCACCCCTGATCTGTTAAATAGTTCGAACCTAATCGCTCAATTTGCCAAATAACAAACAAATGTTGGAACCACAGAAAATGACTGATTTTAAGCCGTTAACACCTAAGAAATAGTTCCAAAACTGACCTGTTTTCCTATGAGGACTGAGCAGCCTGAAAATTGATATATTCCCATGACCTAACCAGGAGACACCAATATTTGACACAGCATGACACTTATGTTAATATCAGTGTAGTAATCAATCAAGGAGAAACAATAAGATGATAAGAATCGCACGAGCAAAGTAGTCGCACAAGCGTCTTTTTTCGTATGATTCTTTCCTATTAGTTTAACTTCCTGTAAAAAAGCCGAGCACTTGCGTGACTACTCACCTAAATGCTCGGCTTTTTGTTTGGAGAAGACTATGTTAAACCTGTATAAAATTACAAAATCATATAAAGATAACCTTGTTCTCAAGGATGTTACTTTATCGGCTGGTCCAGGTGAGGTAATTGCTCTCATTGGTGCAAACGGTGTCGGCAAGACAACTCTACTAAAAATACTACTCGGTGAGGTGGCTCCTGACGATGGGCAAATAACTAACCACCATGATGTTGTTGGCTATGTCCCTCAAGAGCTGGACAATCTTAATAAAACAATCGAAAAGAGCTTTGACTCCATTGAGTCATGGCGAATTGACTATGCCCTTAATTTGGTTGATCTGGGTAATGTCCCTAAGGATCGTCCTCTCAGTAATCTGAGTGGTGGTCAGAAAACTCGTGTGGCTATTGCCCAGGTTCTTGCTCAAGACCCCGAACCCACAGTCCTATTATTAGATGAGCCTACAAATAACTTGGATGTAGAGGGTTTAGAATGGCTCGAGAGTTTCATCAAACGTTTCAAAGGTGCGGTTTTGTTTGTGAGTCATGACAGACAATTCATCAACACTGTCGCCACAAAGATTATCGAGCTTAAAGCCGGTGTAACAAAGCAGTACGGCGGTAACTACGAGTTCTATAAACAGCAGAAAGATATCGAGTACCAGGCAGCACTTGAGAAATATGAGAAGCAGCAAGATGAGAAGAAGCGTCTCAAGAAAGCCATGGTCGCTCAGAAGGAGGCTACTAAACATGTCCACGAGCACATCAAGCGACCGGATAACGATAAGTATCAACGGGACTTTTTTAGAAATAGGGTTTCAGTAAAACTAGGTCAGAAAGCAAAAAATCTTGAGACTAGGCTAGACAAACTTGAAGATATCGAAAGACCTGATTTCGATAAGAACTACGAGTTTAGTTTAAAAGGAGCTCCTCATTCCAGTAAGTTATTGGTGCTGGTTAAGGAAGTTTCGAAGTCGTACGATAAGCACGTCGTTTTATCAGATATAAACTTTGAGATTAGAGGCAACATACATATCCACGTCAAGGGCTTAAATGGCTCGGGTAAATCGACACTACTGCACATTCTCGCCAAACAGCTTGCGCCTAGTAATGGCACGATCACTTATGGAGATAATGTTACTGTAGGCTATTTTTCTCAGGATACAGAAGGCTTGAATTACAAAATCTCAGCCCTAGATAATTTGAGTATAACTGAAGCAAAGCAGGAGGTAATTTACCGTCAGGCTCGTAGTCTTGGAATCGCTGCCGAAGATCTGTTGAAGATGCCAGGTGAACTATCTCGTGGCCAACAATCCAAGCTGGGCTTTGCTAAGTTGCTTTTAGCCAACCATGATCTAATTATTCTCGATGAGCCAACAAACCACCTTGATATTGGCACTAAAGAGCAGCTTGAAAAAGCTTTGCGAAACTACGAGGGAGCCGTGTTGGTTGCTTCACACGATGTATACTTCTTGCAACAGCTGAAAATAAATCAAACTCTAGAACTTAAAAATGGAAGGATCATAGAATCATGAAGCACTACATAGTCAGTCTTGAAGAGGCAGAGCAGTTCTTGAGCAGCCATTTTAACTCGAAGGTTACTCACGTCGAGCTATTAAACGGAGGCGATTGGTCGGCCGCCTATGCGTACGTACTTGAGGGCGAAGAGTACGTCATTAGATTTGCTGCAAATCGTGAAGACTTTGCTAAAGATCAAGCTATCAGCAAATATGCTTCAAAAAAGCTCCATGTCCCAGAAGTTACTGAAATAGGAGAAGCCTTAAGGGGTTATTACGCTGTCTCAAAGCGGCATCATGGCATTTTTCTTGATGAAATCGATGGTGATCAGATGGGTAAAACACTACCCAGTCTCTTAAAGACTCTTGATGAAATCAGAGAAGCTAACTTAACAGGCACTACGGGCTATGGCTGGTGGGAGGCAAAGGGGGCAGGGAACTGCGCAACCTGGCAAGATTTTCTCATGAGCGGATTTGATGATAAGCCAGACGAGAGAACGCATGGCTGGCATAAGAAATTGGAATCTTCGTCAACAGGTACAGATCCATTTGATAGAATCCGCCAAGCATTCGAAGCTCTTGCAGTGGATATGCCCGACGAAAGATACCTCATACATAACGATCTTTTATACCGAAATGTGTTGGTTGAAGATAATAAAATCTCTGTGGTTATTGATTGGGGTAACTCAATGTATGGCGACTTTCTCTACGACATCGCATTGCTTATTTACTACTGGTCGTGGTTCCCAGAGTGGAAAGATATCGACATTAAACAAGTGATTCTCGATCATTATGCGAGTGTTGGCCTTGAGGTTCCAAATATAGAGAAGCGTCTACTTTGCTACCAAATCCATATTGGTTTAGACGGTATAAAGTACAGCGCATTCACTGGGAATCATGATCATCTAGAACAAAAGACTGAGCAGACTCTCAAACTTTTGGATTATCTTTGAAACAAGAGCTGGGATTCTCTAATCTGTAGCTTAGTCTCAATTCCTGCCGCAAACGCTGTCCTATCGTTCTCTGTGCCTCTACTGAGTATGTATCGAGCGTACTCTATGAGCGGTTCGTCTAACTTCTGATCAATCTTGTAATGCCCTAGCAAGGTTTGGGTTGTGTGGTAATGTTTCTCGATCTTTGCTTGGAGCTTATCAGTTATTCGGATATCTTTATAGTTTTGCTCGATAAACGCTTGAAGTAGCACGCAAAGGTTTTCTTCATTAATGTATTTCTCAGGGCAGTTCGGGTCTTTTCGTCTGGTGCAGTTATAGTACACGAATCGCTTGTAGTCACCGGTCTTTTTGATAATCTTAACTTTCTCCTGGGCTGTAATGTCTGCTCCACATCTTCCGCAAGTTAACAGGCCTCGGAAGGAGAAGACCTTTGAGCCCCAAACTCCTTTGTATACCCCTCTAGTTGCTTGAACCAGGTCGTATAGTTCCTTAGAGATCAATGGTTTATGCGCTCCTGTGTACCAGGTTCCATCAGGAGCTTCGGGGTATTGGAATTTACCGTAGTAGAAGGGGGTACTGAGTATTACAAGGATCTGACTAACGCTGACTGGCTTACCAGAACGGCCTGTAAACTCTTGCTCATCCAACCAATTCTTCAGTCTTCGACCACTCCAGCCCTCATGCCCAGCTTTATGGAACATTTCAGTCACGATCTTCGCTCGATCTGGATCGGGCACAATATCTTTCACTCCACCAAAGGCTCTGTTTATATAGCCAAGTGGGGCAACGCCTGGTCGCCAGCCCATCTCACACTTCGTTCGTATACCACGCTTTACGTTAACGCTCTTATTATCGTTTTCAAGTTTGGCCTGAGAGCAGAGAATCATCAGGAGGAACTTCTCGTTCGGGTTATTAGTGAAGGTCTGGGAGTACGTGCGTATATGCAGGAGCTTGTGTTGATCCATGAGATCTACAACCGCTCCCAGGTCTCCCGCATTCCTGCTCAATCTGTCTGGTGCCCATGTCAAGATCGCATTGTATTCCTGATGCTCGAGCCCATCCAGCAATTTGTTATAGACTGGTCGCTTACCTGAGTCTTTGGCTGAGTGGCTTTCTTGTAACTCGCATACAACGTTTAAGCCCTCGTTTTCGGCGAGGGCTCTCATTTCTGCTAATTGTGAATCAATACTCATTGCCTGACGCTCGTCAGACTCGGAAGACTTTCGAGCGTACAGGCAGTATTTAAGTGGTTGAGTATTTTCGTCCAGCATGGCTGTACATCAAACAGTACCGCTGCTTGATCTGTAAGTCTAGCCTAATTATAGGTTTACTTTTACACCGTTTGAGAAGGCACTGTCATGCAGTTCCGCACTCACTGGTGTTTGGTCTTTTGGTAGATCGAAGACGATCACACCGCTCACACTGTTGCCTGGATTGATGTCGTTATACCAGGTGCTTGCTGTATCAGTTGAGTTATACATAGTGGCTGTGTCATCAGCTGAGTATTCCTGACCAGCTGCATTGAAGAGTTTCTGGTCTGATGAAAGTAAGCTCTGCTTTTCATCACCGATATTCTTGATAGTAAGATCCATCAAGCAATATTGACCCTGTGCAGTCTTGGTGAGGTATTGATTTGTGCCGACTGAAGCTTTGCCGCAAGTGACGCTCTTGACGGTGAATTCAAACTTACCATCTCGCGCTGGTTCACCAACTTTGGCGACTGTCTCTTTATCCTCGGTTTTTACGCTAGAGCCTGAGCCTGTACTCGCACTTTTGTTTGAATCGCTCCCACCACCAGCTGCACTCACGATTACACCGAGGATGATGAATCCGAGGATCACTGTTAATATTTTGTGTCTTTTGAACCAACTTCCTTCTTTTGGTTGTTTCATATAACCTCCTTGGTTATTAAGTTGTTTTAATAATCCAGGAGACTATACAAAAATGGACAGCCACGCTGGACTGTCTAGGACCCAAACAAGCAGTTATGCCTATTCTTTTTTACGTAGCTGCCCATTTTTGAGCATAACTACGCTGATCGCGTTACCGATTGTTTGAAGTCCTAGACATCTTGAAGTATACCGCATCCCAGAGGTGCTAGCTAGCCCATAAGCCTTGTCCAGCCGCCTCCTGAACCAAAGCCACTACCAGAGCCCCAAAAGCTCCTTCGGGTTCGTCCTGTCATCCGATCCCATTCTTTTCGTGGTAAGAACTGAATTGATGGCTGGTTATCAGAAGATGTGCTCTTGAAGGCCAGGAGTGCCATCGTAAAAGCATCAACTAGGTCGTCATGCTTTTCGACACCAAAGCCTACCAGCTGTTCAATAAGCCGTTCGCATCCCGTTTCGGGGAATACTACTTCTCCAGAAGTTATCATATGAGCAACCATACTCAGTCGAGCTCGCTTATCCCCATTTGGTGTAATCCCGCTCACATCGAGCCCTTCGATTTCAAGTTGTTGAACAACCGCAGCCTGGTAGCCGACCTGTTCAACATATAGCTTCGGATTACAGCC